AGGTATAGCACTCATTTGTGTATATGTTGGTACACGAGCATTGTCAACTTCGCTTTGTCTATACGATGCAAAGTTCTGTGGTGGTTGGAAAATAAGGTCAAACATTGATGTATCAACGTTCATACCCTTTTCTAACAAGTATTTCTTGAATTCTTTGTCAAATTCTTCAATGAGCATACCTTGTAAACGCTCACAGTAAGTATTAAACCTTAATTCTTGAATGTATGCTGTTCCGACTCTACCATCATTGTACTGACTACTTGCATCCTCAGCCCCTGTAGGCAGGTATGAGCTAGGAATTCGTAAACCGCGTACGAGCTTATTAGTAAAATATCTAAGGTCATCAATTTCTCCTAAATTTGTACCACCGGGTAACGTTTCTACTTTAGAACCACGTCCTTCTGCTGTTTGCGGAAAGAAGTAATCTTCATTAATACTTAACGGGTTGTAACTACTGTCTATAACATTGGTACCCCCGCCTGATTGGCTTGGAATACGTCTTTGGTGAATCTCAGTTTTTACACGTTCTACGAATTGCATAGCAAGGTGACTAGGCATATTACCTACGTCAACATAGAAAACACGTCTTTCAGGAGCACGTTGTACTCTGTATATAATAATTGCGTCTTCTAATAGTTCTTTTTGTTTGTATACTTTAAAAATTGTTTCTAGTAATGAGTTACCAAAAGGATAATTGTTGTCTAAGCCTTCACTCATACTTAAATGTACAACGTGTTTAGCGTCTACAGCAATCTCTGACTCTTCTCTACTCCACCTAGTACCTGCTTGGCCGCCGCTATTGGCTCCTATGTGGCCTTTGCCTGCACTTGCACTCTGGTAACTACCCATTCCGCCATTGTTTATTTGGCCATTTGTTTGGTGTGGCGTAGTTGCTACCATTTCTCCAAAGTTTAAATTGAAGTCTTTGACAATATACTGTTCAGGTGTCTTACCTTCTGATTCGTTTACAATAATTTTTGTTAAATTTGCCGCATCTACATGGAATAACTTTTTAGTTTCTGGATCTCTAATGAAAATTTGGTCTCCGTACTTAAATGCATTACGGATTAATCTAAACATACGTGTTTCAAACTTATTAAGTTTGCACCATTGTTGTAGATATTTTTGTAAAATGGTTGTTTCTGAGTTTGTTGCTTTCTGTTTAAAGCTCAATGCAAAGTTTGTACCGTTTTGATCATTCTTTTGTGTACAAAATTCAGCAAGAATATCTAATGCTGCATTAACTTCTGAATCACTATCCATTGTATTGTACTGGCCATAGCGTTCAACACGGTTAGGACTGCCAACATACACATCAGGTAGATGCGAATTATAATTTTTAGTAGCGGGACCAGGCTGTAAGCCTCCGTTGTAATTACTGAACGGACTGTAGCTTCCTTCTGCGTTAGTACCCGTTGGTACTGGTGTAAAGTATTTTTTCCAGCTCATTTTTTTCCTTTAGTCCGTGTTAGCTGCTGTTGCTTTAGTATGTTTAGCAATATCAGACAAAGACTGTTTCATAGTTGTCATGTTATTATTTAGTGATTCTAGTAATTCTGTACTAGGACCTGATCCGTTCATCTTTTTAACTAGATCAGCTGCGGCTGTGCCTGTACCACCACCAAATAATCCTTTATTATCTTCTGCTAAGGCTTTATTCATATCTTCTAATGACCTTGCTATTTCTTGCATATTATTATTATACTTGGAAAGCTCTGATATGTCAAGTCCTTTTTGTATAGCATTTACATTATCGCTAAATCTGTCTAATTTGTCAATTCTTTCAAATGCACTAGCAACTCTTTCCATTCCTGGACCAATACCAGCCATTCTTTCTAGCAATTTCATGTTTTCAGGAGTTACACCTAATGTTTTTGCTATATCTTTGTCTTCTGGTGGTAAAGTTTCAGCGTTAGCCGCGGCTTCTGCTTTAATTTCTGCTGGACTTGACCCAAATAATCCAAATGATAGTCCATTTAATAAACTGCTTCCTGCATTACCTAATGATTCGCCAAATCCTGCGTTTGGATCAGCATTAAAACCTGACACACTATCAAATAATCCCATTGCGCCAGCGGCAACAAGTCCAACACCTGGAACAAATTTAAGTCCACGCAATCCTGCTTTACCAAAACTTAGTAAAGGATTCGTTTTTGGCGCATTTTTTAAACTTGTGAACTGACCTGTTTTTGGATCTCTGCCAACAGTAGGACCACCTGGTGGTGTTTTTAATTTAGTTACAGCGGCTGCTGTGCCACCAGCGGCTAATGCACCGGCTGCAATTCTTCCAGCTATTGCACCTCCAATAGCAGGTCCTGCAAATAAAGCAGTTATTGCAGTTACTACGCCAGCAACAACTAAAGGATCAGAAAATATAGTTGCAAAGCCAGATTTTATACCTTCAGCTAATGCTACTCCTATTGGCTTAAACACTTCTTCTATCATTCCCTTCTTTTCTTTGCCGTCACCGTACAATGCTTCTTTAAGTGCTTCTCCTAAACCTTTTTTATCAACTGTTTCAAAGAAACTTTTAAGTGCAGGATTAACTGTTCCTGTTATATACTTGCTAATATTTGACAACGCTGTTTTAAAAGTAGATCCTTCACCTTGTTCACCAATAAAGCCTGTAAACCAACCATTGAATGGACCAAACACTTCAGTAACTGCACCTAGTAGCGGGTTAATTAAATTTGTAACAATCGCTAGTTTTGCTTCTTTAACTGTTTCTAAAAATTGTGCCATTGCACCTAGTTCACCATCTTCAGGTGGTGTAGCTGTAATTGTTTCAAAGTCTGCTAGGAATTTGTCTTTTGCAAATATAAGACCTTCACCAGATTTTGTAAAGTATGGAGCAATTTTATCAATTTGGCCGCCAAACAATGCGGCAATTTCTGCACCAACACCTTCGCCTGATATTACACCAGCTTTAATAGCTGCTTCTAAGCTACCAGCTGATTTTACTTGATTTTCCAAGTAAGTTGCCATTCTCTCGCCTTGGCTTGCAAGCATAACATCATACTCGGTTGCTGTATTCAACGCTGTACCAAGTAAATCTCTTACATTTTGGGCACTTTCAGGCATAGTAGCCGTAAATAATTGTAGCTCTCTTGTTAGTGGCGGCATTCCTAAGAATTCTGCTTTTAGAGCATCAACAGCAACTTTGCCGCCTGTGGCTTGTGCTTCAGCCATTGCAAGGTTTACTTTCTTTCGCTCATCAGCATCAAGTTTTGCTAATTCCATTTGGAATGCAACATCCATTTGAGCTTGTGCAATTTTATCTTGTTGTGTTTTTACATCTTCGCCTGTTAACTTTGCTAGTTGTAGCATGTTCTTTGTTAACTCTGCAGATGCTTCTGCAGCAAAGGCTTTGTCTTGTACTTCTGCTCTTGAACCTGCTCTATTTAAATAAGCATTCATGACCATTTGATCGTTTATCTCTTCCATAGACAAACCCATTGACTGGAGTTGTATTCGAAGATCAGTGCCAAGGGCATCTGTTAGAGCTGCTGTTCGTCTAGCACCTTGTGTTACTGTACCACCAAATGAAGCCATCATAGTAGAGCTTTGACTTACTAGTTGACTAAACTCTCCTAATTCTAATCTTGCTGTGGCGGCTGTAGTTCTCATGCCTTCTAGATCGTAGCCAAAGTCTGCACCTGATTTGGCCATTAATTGGAATGATTGATAGCTACTGTCTAGTATGCCAGTAAACATAGTTAACGAACTACCTACTATAGGTATATGTTGAACAAAACTAGATAAACTGTCGCCGCCATCTAGTAATTCGTTAGCAAATCCTTTTAGTCCACCAATGGCTGCGCCTATGCCCATTGATACTAGTTTAAATAAACCACTTCCCATTAGGTTTAGGTGTTTGGTGTTGTTTTTTACAGCGTCAGTATTGTCTTTTACAGCATCTCTATGCTTAGTTGAAACTTTAACGCCGGACTCTTGGGCTTTGTTATATGCTTGTTGTGTTTTAGCTGCTTGCGACTTAGGATCGGCACCTGTAGTTTTGGCAAGTTTTTCCATAGCTGCAACAAGTCTTACTAGTGTTACTTCACTAGCAACGCCGTTCTCGCCGCCTATGTTTTCAATTTTAATTTCGTCAGCCATTTATAGTCAAATCCAGTTAAGTGCGTATATAAATAAAAATGGTATATACATTTATAATAGTATTTAGCCAGGAGAAAAGATGGAAAACAAAAACACTAATCCGTTACAGAAATATTTTAGACAGCCTAAGATATATTTGTCGTTACCAAGTAACGGAAAATATTACCCCGCTGGAAGTTTAGAAATATCTGAAACAGGTGAGTATCCGGTATTTCCAATGACAGCTAGAGACGAAATAATGATCAAAACACCTGATGCTTTATTGAACGGCGAAGCAACAGTTAGTGTAATTAAGAGTTGTATACCGGCTATTAAAGAACCATTTAATATGCCAGCAATGGATCTTGATGCTTGTTTGATTGCTATTCGTATAGCAACTTACGGTGAAAAGATGGACATTAATATTAATGTTCCAGTAACCAACGAAGAAAAGGCTTTTGATTTAGATCTAAGAGTAATGTTAGATCAGTTTACAAATGTAACTTATGATCATATCGTTCAAATGGGCGATTTAAGCATTGAACTAAAACCTTTAACATATCAAGAATTTACTACTACTAGTAAAGCAACATTTGACGAGCAAAGAATATTCAATGTTCTTAACGACTCAAATATATCTGAAAACGATAAATTATCATCGTTTACTGAAAGTTTTAGAAAACTTACTGACCTTACTATATCAACACTTGAAATGTCTATTGCATCAATAACAATGGGCGAAGATGTAGTAACTGATAGAAATCATATCAAAGAATTTATTGCTAATACAGATAAAGGATTGTTTGAAAAGGTTACTAATCATATCGAAGAACAAAGAGAAAAGTTTCAGATTAAGCCACTAATTGTAGATGCTACTCCGGAAGAGCTAGAAGCAGGTGTACCAGCAACTTATGAAGTTCCTGTAACATTTGATCAATCAAATTTTTTCGCATAAGGATATTAACCCTACCCACCGAACAGATACTTCACGAAGTTGATGTCCTAGAAAAAGATGTGAAGCAAATGCGCTATAATTTGTTTAAATTAGCATGGCACATGCGCGGATCACTTACCATGGATGAGACGTTTGAACTTCCGCCTGAAGATCGAGATATTATTTCTGATATAATTAAGGAAAATTTAGAAACTACTAAAAAGTCCGGCTTACCTTATTTTTAAACAGTAGGTTTCTTAGCTGGACTAACTTTAATACTTTTTTCAAGCTGTTGAATTAGTCTTCTTTTCTCTTTTGCATTAAGTGTAAGTGCAGCATCTTTTGTTTTTACATATGCACTAGATACTTTAACTTTTTTAGCAACAGGTTTTTGTGCAGGACTAGCTACTGGTCCTTTAACACCTTGTTGTTTATTCATTGCTTCTTTTGCGGCTTGCATAAACGCTTTGTCCATAACGTCTTTAGTTAATGGACCTTTAGGAACAGCACCAATATTTTTAACACGCTTAGATTTTAAAAATGCAACTAACGATGCTCCTGTTGCATTTTTTATATCTAGTTCTTGTGTGCCAAGGTACTGTCTAAATTCATTGTATAAAGTATTTGCTGTATCAGATAAGTCAGCTTTACCGGCTAAGTTACTTGCTTTGCCTTTCATGCCAATTGCGCCAAGAGCCTTTGCTCCTATTGCTTGACCTGCTTTCTTCATCATTCCTACAGGAGCTTCAGTTGCTAAACTTTCACGTGGCGGATTGTAATGCCAATTGTATGATCCTTGGCCTATATATGAGCCTCTTGTATAACCTGCCATTTCCATAGCATCATCAGAATCAATGCCTTTTTCTTTAGCCCAATGATATATGTAATAAGATCTTTGACTATCACTTACACCAGCAAATTTATCTACTACTTCAGGATCAGCTTTTGCTTCATTTAGATTTAGAATATCTTTTATGTTCATACTATTATACCTTAATACTTGTTGTATGTATTTATATGTTTCGTTACACGAAACAACTTTTCGCTTAACGCTCAAAGTAAACACTTCGTTTAACTTAATAATATAATATATGAATAAAGCATTTTTACGTAGTAAAAATGTAGTTACTTCATGTAGATTGTTTTAGTCAGACGGAACCTACTAAGTGGTTCCATCTAATCAAGACTTCATGTGAGTCGTCACAGCCGAGACATTGGAAATAGGTTATTTGTTTATACACAAAGTACAATGGGCTCTGACCTTTCCCAACCTACGTCGACATTATGTACATTATAATATACATTATCAAGGATAATGTAAACTATAGTATACAATATTCCCCCGCTTCGTTCCTATTGCTAAAGGGTTTTTATGTACTGTGTTTGTGTTTTTCGATTGCCAACATTCAACCTATACCAATCAAACATCCTACTACCGGATGCCGCTCAGTATGTTACGTGTCCTATGTCCCCATAGGCTTTTCCACAGCGGTATTTCTAATCTGGCCCGCTAACCTTTTGTGTTGGGTTGTTTTGCCTTGATGTGATGTTCTAGCAATGCCTGCTTGAGTTTTTCTGATCCGCCTACTCTAACATTAATGATACCGTTATAGTAATCATCTGTTTCAAGTACTCGTCTATCAAATTGCTCTCTTGCCTCTATGTAGGACATTTCGCCCCTACCTTTACATAGGTATAGTATTTCTCTTGTGAAGTGCTTTTCGCCTAGTTGAGCTACATCTGCATTTAGTCTGTCTGAACTACCATAGTAAGTCTTCCAGTCGCTTTCTTTGTAACCTCTACGCTTATTTTTTCTGCCTTTGAGTGGTGGTTTTGTGGTCTTAAATTTTGCTAATTTTTTGCCTATATATTTTTGACCAGTTTTCTTGTTCGTTATTAGATAAACGAAGCCTTCGTACTCGTCTGGTATTGTTTTAATTTTTTTGCCTTTGTACGTCCACTCCATGTAAGTAATTATTAACTACTTTAATATTGTTAGACTAGTTCTGAGTTTTGCCTTTATGTTTCTCGTGTATTTCGTCCATTCGTTGCTTTGCTAAAGATCGTAACTGTCTTAATGCACGTCTTGCACTTGCATGAGTACGTACAGAATTACGTTTTTCAAACTTCTCGTTTTCGTCAAAGTACTCTAAGTACGCTTTGATTAATTTGTCATGAGTGTCATCTATCATTCTATTACTTCAACGTCATTCTCGTAACTTGTAAATCCATTTTCTTTTACAACTTTAAGAACGTTGTTGACTCTGCCAATTAGTTCGTCTTTGTGCGATATTAAGTAGATGTTTTTATCACGTTCTCTAGCCATCTTTTTAAGTACAGCAAGACTGTTTTCAACACCATTACTATCCATACCGCTATCAATAAGCTCGTCAATAAACAACAAGTTTACGTTTTGATATAAACTTTCCCAAACATCTCTAAACGCAAAACTCATACCAAGTATAAGTCTGTTACGTTCACCTCTTGACAAGTTATCAAAATCTAAATCTTGTCCTAATTGTGTAATTTCTACAGTTAGGTCATTTAAGAATGTAACACTATGCGGTAAGCCTAGTTTGTCAAGATAATATGTAAGTCTGTTGTTTAGATACGCTAAGTTTTGATCTATAATTTTCTTACGTATAAACGAATCTTTGTTTGTTAATAATTTAAGTAAAAACTCTTGGTGCTCTTTTAGAGAGGTAAGTGTGTTTACTTGTTCCCAATTAATTTCTTGTTTTGCACTATTTTCTAAATCGTCAATTTGTGCTTGATAAGGATCTTCTTCATCCTTTTTAGCTTCCCATGTCTGCTTTAAACCTTCGACATTTTGTCTATGTTCGTATGCTTCTTTAGACGTCTCGTAAAACGTATTAGGCTTGCCATTGATGTCACCAATTTCATTTAGTGCTTCTGCAACTCCTGTAACCTTTTCTGCAATCTCTGATTGATATGAAATAGAGTCTTCAAGTTCTTTATTTTTACGTTCTGCAATTTCTGCTTTTTTATCATCAGGAAGGTCTTGCCCGCATGAGTGACATGTACCTTGATCTAAATTATCAGCGTCTTTTTTTGCTTTTTCTACAGATCTATCAGCACGTAATAGTGCAGGTTCTAATGTGCTTAATTCTTTTCTAAGAGCCAAAATAGCATTGTTATGCTCGGTCCAATTTGCTAGTTTTTCATGTGCTTCTAATTCAGCATCGATGTCTAAGTGTTCAAATTCGTCGATTGCTTCTTTTAGTTTTACAACGTCTGTAGTGCGTTTGCCAAGCCATGCTTTTTGCTTACTTTGCAAACTTACAATAGTTTCGTCAATCTTTTCATTTGCTGTTTGCAATGCATTAATACGCATTGTTTCTTGACTTAGATCGTCCTTAGTAACTTTTATATCTTCTTTAAGAACATCTGCTTTTTCAGACAGTATTGTAATACCTAAAAGTTGTTCAATAATCGCTCTTTGATCGTTTACACGCATGCTTAGGAAGGGCTCTGTGTATGTGTTTAACGCAACAATGTGCTTAAACATATCATGGCTCATTCCTAAAAGTGTATCAATCGATTGTTGTGTTTTACGACTATCGCCTTGACTTTCATCTATGTCGACTTGTTCTTCATTGTTAATGTAGAACTTTAATATATTTGGAGATCTACCACGTTCAATACGATATTGGAGATTGTCTTTCTCAAAAGAAAGAGTAACTAACATACCTTTAGAATTAGTTTTGTTAATTAAGTTATTTTTCCTAATATTAGTTAGTGCTGTTCCGTAGAGTGCATAACTTAGTGCATTGATAATTGTAGTTTTACCAGTACCATTTCGCGAGCCTGAGTCGTCACCTCCTTGATCTAAGTTTTCGCCGAGTACTAGTGTTAGTTGTTGTTTGTCGAAATCTACCGCTTGGGTTTGATTCCCAACACTCATAAAATTTCTTACTGTTAGGTCCTTAATTTTAATCATGTGCCAACCCGTTATAAATCTCCAAAAGTTTTACCTTATCAAATGAATCTGTATCAAGTTCTGATATTTCACCTGCAACAATTTGATCAACACTAACAAATGTGCTAATGTCTAAGTCTGTTGTAATTTCCTCAATTTGTGATTGCGGAATAAGTGTAATCTCACGACACCTGTATTGATTAATAAATGTTTCTTTAATAAAACTTGCTTCTTCATAACTTATGTCGATATCAAGTTCTACACGCAGATACATTTTGCTTTTGATAAGAGTGTCTTGTTCATCAATTAGTTTTGATAATTTTACAGTCCTATACTTAGGACAATCTGGCCAATTAATGTATTCTGGTTCCTTGCCATTTTCTCTATCAAGAATCATCATGCCACGTTCGTCATCCCATGCATCAGCATAGTTATGAGGAAACGCATTACCTATATAATGTATTTTTCCTTGTGTTTGTCTTTTGTGAAAATGTCCACTAAACACATAGTCTTGATTTGCGAAATGTTGTTTGTTAAGATCGCCACCGTGATCAGGCATCTTAACCATTGCATTCATATAAAAACTAGGAAGTTCAAAGTGACCAAACATATACTTGGATTTACACTTTTGTATTTTCTTCCATTCATCTCCAACTAGCCATGGTACAAGGCAAACATCTTCTTCTACTAGCATTTCGTCTACAAACGTAATGCCAGGAATATGTTTTGCAAATGCTGTTGAATTTACATCTCTTTTGTCTTTATAATATAAATCGTGGTTACCGTCGAAAAAGTAAAACTTTTCAAATGCATTACCTAACTTTTCCATAGACCGTATAGTTGCGTCCATAGTTGTAAGGTTAAGGCTATTTCTATTGTGGTGCCAATCACCACAGAATATACCTGTTTCACAGTTATTCTTCTTTGCTTCTTCGATATACCAGTCTATAAATTCTTCACAATCATCGTTATGAATACGTGAATTACTTTTTAGACCAAAATGGATATCAGTAAAGACAGCGGCTTTCTTAAACAAAGTCAGTCCTCCATTAGGCTTCTATGTTAGTATTGTACATACAAATCTAACTGTTGTCAACCGGTTTCTTTTCTTTATGGACAGAAAAGCTGGCTGCCTCGTTACGTTTTACAGCTGCTTCCCACTCACCTTGTGCTTGTCTTGTGTAAGAAGGATTAAGATCATTCATCTCTAAAATGTCATCTCTAATGTTTTGATTGCGTTTTTCAATATTAATAACACGTACAAAACTGTTAGTAACGGCTGCTGTATAGTATGCAAACGGATTATTTGACTTTGATTCGTCAAATTGTAAGCCAATTTGTGCTAATTGTAGTATTGCTTGACCTTTCATCTCGTCATTGTATGTGTAACCACGTACATTGCCTCGAGTAGCATAACGGTCTACTAATTTTAACCACATAGTAGCAAGTGTATTTGTTGCTTTACCGTGTCCTTTTGAAAAGTGGCCGTTATCCATACCACCTACCCAATGACTTTTACCAACTAAAATAAGCTCGCCTTCATCATTGAATTTGTAATGATGGAAAGGAGGAAAGTTAAGTTTAGTTTTTGTATCTGCTATTGTTTTAGGATTCTTCTTACGTCCCGGCTCTTCTGGAATGTGATCAAATGTCATAACACGAAAGATTAGTTCTTCTTTTGTGATCTTTTTCCAATCAACTTCACATTCTGCTTGTTTAACTTTTTCACCAGCCATTTTACGTCTTTCATATTCGGCTGTGCTTAATCTTTTTGCTTTTGCTCTTTTTGCTTCAGCGATAGTCAGTCTATTAATTTTAGCTACGTCTAATAGTATCAAATCGTACTGATTGTATGTTTCTTCCACATAACTATTAAAAGTGTTTTTAGATTTATGGATTTCTGACAATATATCCTTATTATTAAGGTAATTACGTTTTCTCAATGGTATTCTCCAAGTTAATTAACACTATTATAAACTACATACTTAATTATGTCAACTAAATAATGTATATAGGAGATGTGAAATGGCAACCAATCCATTAGACAATGCAGTCGGTAAAGCTGTAAAGACACAAGCAAACAAAGCGCAACAGGCTATAGAACAAGGTGCAGAAGCATCAATATCAAAATTTATAGGCGATTCGCTTAACACAGGTATTGGCTTTATTGACAGTGCTATTAAAGATGTAGCATCAAATGTTTTTAGTGCAGCAGGTTTTGCTAAACTAGCAAGAAGTATAAATTTACCAAAAGGTGATAAAGGAAAAGTTAAATCCAACGTTGCCTCTAGTTTTAAGTCAACGGCAAAAGATGCTGATTGGCGTGTAAAATTAAGTTTACCAAAAGCACCAGATGTAGCAAATGCAACTTTGCTTGGACCTTTAGCTGCAACTAACGGATTATGTTTTCCAATAACTCCTACAATTATTGTAAGTCACAGCGCAAACTATAATACATTGCAACCTGTGCATACAAATTACCCATTTCAAATTTATGAAAATAGTTCTGCAGATGATATTGTTATTACAGGTGAATTTCCTGTAGAAAATCCAGAAGAAGGAAAATACTGGATTGCTTGTATTCACTATTTAAGAACTGTAACAAAAATGTTTTACGGTGCAGATTCAGAGAATGCAGGCGCACCACCGCCAGTAGTAAGATTAAACGGCTATGGCGATTATATTTTTAATAATGTGCCTGTTGTTATTTCAAACTTTACAGTTGACTTACCAGCAGACGTAGACTATATTGCTTGCGGACTTACAGACGAAGAAAAAGGGTCTACAAGTTGGGCACCTACAAATTCTCAAATTAGTATTACGCTCAAACCTACATTTTCAAGAAGAAGAACAAGTGAATTTAATTTACAAAATTTTGTTAATGGTGATTATCTTGGCGGCGACGAGGGCTTTATCTAATGGCAAATTATAAATCATCAAGTCCTTGGCACAAAACACAGTACACTAGAACAGGTGCTTTAGATATACTTAGAATACGTCCTATTCCTTCGTCATCAGACGATGCACAATATACTATTGAAACACAATATACTCATAGACCAGATTTATTAGCATATGACCTTTATGGCACTCCTAAACTATGGTGGGTGTTTGCACAACGAAATATTAATATTATTAAAGATCCTGTTTTCGATATGGTTGCAGGAACAACAATATTTTTACCAAACGCAGATAAACTAAAAAGTTCTTTAGGAATATAAATGACCGATCCAAAAAAGATTATTCAAAACAAAGCACAGACACTTGCTAACAATTTTAGCGACCCGCTAGAAAATATAAATGCAACTCAAGTTTTTGGTGACATGAAAAATGTTACAAGCCAAGTGTTTGATGCGTCTGGATCAATGTCTGTTTTAACTGATCCGTTTTCGAAGATAGATGTGTCTGGACTCGCAACTAATGTTGAAAGTTTAGGACAAAAAATTCCAGCACTTGCAGACATTGAAGATCCGTCAGCTATTTTTCCTCCTAGTTTAAACGCCTTTGCTAATGGCTTCGGCGGAGCCTTAGCGAGCAAAGCAGAAGCATTAGTAGAACAAGTTATACCAGCTGTAAAAGGAATGAGTGTAGGTGAGATTAACAGTTATGTAACTGAGGCACTTGACTCTGTTGGCAATGGTATTGTAAATGCTGTAGAAGAAGAAGTTGAAAAGTTTCAAGAAAAACATAAAGATACAGCTAGAGGGGAAAAAAGTTCTCCTGAACCAGAACCTAAAGCGCCTGGTGTAACACTAAAAAATCCGTTAAGGTCATTTAATAGTTATAATGCTATTTTTAGTTTAGGTGTACTAACAGCAGACAGTGCAAATAATCCTAGTCAAACATATATTACAAACGGTGCAGACTTTACAATTTTACGTAGCGGCGGTGGTGGCATCGACGATAAACGTATACAATCAATTTACGATACTGTTGGGAACGAAGGCGGAAACACAGAGTATTTTATAGACGATTTTGACATGAGTGCTGTTGTTGCTTCTAACACTAAAACAGGCGCAACACAAGCAATTAATTTTAGTTTCACAGTAAAAGAACCTTATTCAATGGGTGTATTTTTACAAGCATTGCAAGCAGGTGCATTTGATGCAGGATTTGAAAACTACTTACAAGCACCGTATTTGTTAGAATTAGATTTTGTTGGATGGGACGATGACGGCGGCAAGCCGATAGCATACAGTAATAGAAAACTTCCATTCAAACTACTATCAATTGAATTTGATGTAGAGTCCGGCGGAAGTACATATCAGGTACAATGTATACCGTGGAACGAACAATCATTTTCTCAAGATGTACAAGAGTTACAAGACACAATTAGTATAACTGGTAGAGATATGGTTGAAATACTATCAATCGGTGAACAAAGTTTATCTACAGTTATTAATGAAAAATTACAACACATTGCAAACGAGTCATGTCAGCCAGCAACTGATTTTTATCTTGTTAGATTTCCAACAACACGAGAAGGAGATATATCAGTAGGTACCTTGAGAAAAGCAGAATTTACTAATAAAGCAACAGTATCAGATAGTGAAGCAAAGTCATCACGTAAAGGTGACCAAGCAGCAGAAACTACTGAAGAAGATGGAGTTACATCGTTTTTCAAACGTCTAGGAGTAGACACAAGTAGTAGTGCATTATTAGAATCTTTAAAAGCAGGCTCTATTCAGGATCTTAACAAAATAGGTGCAAGCCGAATGGTAACAGACTTTCAAGAAGGCGGCGACAATCCTTTTGGATTAGGTCTTTATGCATACGATAAAGAAGCAAATATTTACAAACGTAATGGTGTAGAACTTACAATGAGTGATGAATTAAGAACATTTAAGTTTACACAGGGAACACCAATTACAAAAGTTATTGAAGAACTTTTACTTGTAAGTGAATACGGTAGAACGGCACTTAATAGAGTAGACAATAAAGGCGAAATTGAATGGTTTAGAATTGAGTCAAAATGCTATATTATAGATGATAGAGCATACGAAAATGCAACTGGTGAAACACCAAAAGTTTACGTTTATGATGTTGTACCTTACAAAGTAGATGCTAGTAGATTTAGTGCGCCTAACCAAGCAAATTCAGGACTAATAGAAAAAGCAAAACATACTGTAAAAACATACAATTACATTTATAGTGGCCAAAACGAAGATGTACTAGGGTTTGATATAAAATTTAATGCGGCATTCTTCCAAGCAATAAGAATGGACATGGGTCAGCTCTCTGCAAGTGATGTAGTTAACGACAGAGAAAAAAATGTAACTACACCAAGACACCCAACACTTGGTCCACCTAGAGACGGAACTGGAATACCTGAAGGTAGGACTAGGTCAGTAATGAAAACTGGTAATTTTAATGGCGGCAGTTACAATAAACAATACGGCGAAGAACTTGCTAAGATGTTTCACAATTCTCTTATAAACAGTAAAGTTGATTTGATTACAGCAGAGTTAGAAATTTGGGGAGATCCGTATTTTATACCTGATAGCGGAATAGGTAATTATACTTCACCTAGAGGCGGCTCAAAAAATATTACAGCAGGCGGCGCTATTGACCATCAACGTAATGAAATAGATGTTGTTATGAATTTCAGAACACCAGTAGATTACAATCAAGATGGCACAATGCTATTTCCAGGAGCAACTGTTTCTGTAGATAGCTTTAGCGGCGTATATCAAGTTATAACTGTTAACAGCAAAATAAGCGGAAATAAATTTACACAAACTTTAGAATTAGTAAGACGTAGAAATCAAAGTACAGAAGGAATAAGCGAAGCAAAAGCACTTATTGAAAAGCCAGGTTGTCCGGGTCTTAATCCACACCCAGGCTGGGACGGAAATGTAATAGGTAGCGACCCTCAAGAAAATACGACGAATCAAAACGAAGTTGTAGAATCATATGGGTCTAATGGTGAGCTTGCAACAATACGTTCTAAAAATGGTAAAACTACTCAAGTAGCAAAAGTTTACGCAGAAAACTTTCAAGCTCTTATAGATGAGTTAGAAAATGATTTAGGATACGAAGTGCGTACACTAGGCGGATATGTTCAACGAACATCTAGAGGAAGCGCCAGCCCAAGTTATCATGCAAGTGGATTGGCAATAGATATTAATGCTGCAGAAAATCCTATGGTTAGACCAAGACCTGAAGACGGCCCAGAACCAACAGATATGCCAGATGGCGGCACAGGAAGTGCAATTAGTGCATTAGCTGCGAAACATGGTTTAGGCTGGGGCGGCGATTGGGAAAGTGCAACAGATGCTATGCATTTTAGTGCAGCCACAAGTGAAGGTGGAGAATTAGATTGGCCTAGAAACGGTTTAGTTCCTGGTGGTAATCCGCCAGCACCTAAAGAAGAAAGTACTAGCACAGACGCTCCAAGGGCGCCTGATCAGATATCTGGGACTTCTGATACTACTGATGAAACTGGCGGCGTTGCAAACGTTCGACCTAAGCCTTCTGGGCAAAGTGGAAGACAGTGGATAAGACAGTATGGGGCAACTCATAATCCAGATGGTACACCGAAACAAAGTTATGTTGACAGTGCTATTAGACGTGTAAGCGGAACTACTTCTTTGACAGCATCAGAGTATGCGGCGTATCAGCAAAACTTCCAATCAAGTGCATTTAGTGAATCAACTCTTAGACCATATTTCCCAACAGAAGCACGTGATGATTTATATGATGTACAAGCAGGAGATAAAATTAGAGCTATTGCTAATTTTTATACAAACCAGGGTGTAGAAACAACTTCACCTGTAACTAGAACACAGTCCGGTATCACTTATAACGAGTTCGGAGATCCGGTATATACTGGTAACAACGGCACAACAGCAATATAGGAAACCTATGGCACAAAGTAAAAGATCTAACCTTAAAAAATTAGAAAATATCGGCACAGGTCCGTATGAAGCCATAGTGGTTAGTAATCTTGACACTACTTATATGGGGTCATTAAAAGTTGATGTTTTAAAATCTAACACAGCAGGTAGTGTGCCAGAGCGTTTAGGTACTACAATCGAGGTTAGATATTTGTCACCATTTTACGGTGTTACAAATATAAGTCATGCTACAGCAAATGACGGTTATGCAAGTTCGCAAAAAAGTTATGGTATGTGGTTTGTACCGCCAGATGTTGGTGCAAGGGTAATGGTTATTTTTGCAGAAGGCGATGTATCACAAGGATTTTGGATAGGTTGCGTTCAAGACAAATTTATGAACTTTATGATTCCTGATGGTAGAGCATCTACAGAACTTACAACACCAGGAACTCCAGATAATATACAAGGGTTAAAATTGCCTGTTGCAGAATACAACAAAAGAGTTGAAAGCGGCACTGGTAGAGATCAAACTAGATATGCAAAACCCTACAACAAAGATTTTACTCAATCACTAGAAATACAAGGATTAATTAGAGACGAAAATAGAGGTACAACTACTTCAAGTGCTAGGCGTGAAATTCCTAGTTCTGTATTTGGTATTAGTACACCAGGACCAATAGACAAACGACCAGGTGCACCAAAAGGATTAGTTGGCGAGTCAGGATTAAAACATTCAAAATTTGTTAACAGACTTGGCGGCTCGAGCATAGTAATGGATGACGGTGATGATAAACTATTAAGAGTTTCTCATGCATCAGCAGGACCTCCTACATATGCAAATGTAGAAGCAGAAGAACTTTATGGCAATCCGACTATTCCGCATAACGAATTAACAAGAATACGAACACGTACAGGGCATCAAATATTGATGCACAATTCGGAAGATTTTGTTTACATTGCTAATAGTAGAGGAACAGCATGGGTTGAACTTACCAGTGATGGCAAAATTGATGTTTACGGAACTGACAGTATTTCAATTCATAGTGATGCAGATATAAACTTAACAGCAGATAGAGATGTTAACATTGAGGGTGGTAGAAATGTTAATGTTAGAGCAAGTGCTAGATTTGATGGCTTTGCTGGCAACGGTACAGGCAACGTTTCTATCGAAAGTGCAACTGATACTAAAATGTTAGCAGAAGCAAACTTCTTAACAAATGTTAAAGGATACCAAGAAACTAAAGTTACAGGATATCAAAAAACGTTAGTAGAAGGTGATATACATCATCATACAAATACAAATTTATACATACTAGCAGATGCAGAAGGACATATAAAAGCTGGAACAAACATGCTTATTAATTCTGTAGAAACTCTAAACTTAGTAGGAAAAGCATCATACTTAACAGCAACAGAAGGCGCAATTAATATCAATGCTACAGGCGGCAACGTTGAAATTGATGGCGCAACGGATATTAATTTAAACAGTGGTTCTTCAACAGCAGGCACAGAAGCTACAGACTCCGAAGACGCTGTAGACTTTACATATTTGCCAAAGTGGTCAGTGCCAAAAACATCTCCAGGTACAGATATTGCATCAGACATAAGCACGTTTGTAAAAAGAATGCCAAGTCACGAACCTTATGCACATCATGAAAATTTAGATCCTATTATGTATAAATCTACTAGGACAGATATAACTAATCCAACTAGTTTATCAGATGGCGTATTACAAAGTAGCCCAGACACATTTAGAAAAAGTTTTGCTGGCGGAACAGCACAAGAGTCAGCAAGTGGCACAGGGCCAACACCTGGCACAAGCGGAGTAGAATCAGTAACAAGCGATGGTGGCGCCAAAGCACCACAGCAACGTTTTACAACAGTTGGACCAGACGGAAATATATTAGATATTATTGGCGAAGCTGAAGGCGCAGG